CTGTGAGAAGATCTTCGGATCAGAGACAGGTACAACCAGGTTGCTGTCAGGGAACTCAGAGCGAACGGCTATATCGTCTTCCTGATCTTGAGGAGTAAGATCATCGTCGTTTTTTTTTTCAAGCAGAAGACGGCATACGAGATCAATTACCTTTTGCTGAGTCTCGTGAAACCGCTGGAAGATAGAGCTGAATACAACCAGGCCTTGCTCAACACGGTTCAAGGTCGTCCCTACTGGGACGTTAGCATTCGACTCAGACATGTCTTCAAAAGAAGTCTTGACAACTCCTCTCGCCAATTTGTCCAGGTCTCCAAGCAAACGGTACAAGGTCTCTGACGGCGGGTTAAACGGCAACGGCATAAACATCTGCCTGATGTCGTTCACGTTAGGCTCTGCCTCGAACTCGTTGACCTGGCCAATCTCAATATTCTTGTTCTTATTAGCCTGTTTACCAAACCGCAGCTTAAGAGACGTCGGCGAATTCTGAATGTGAGCAGAGTCAAGAAGAGCACGGATAGAACCAGTAAGAGCTCCTGAAAGTGTCCCGATCAACTGGACTAGGCCAATGGCCTTCGGTCCTCTCCATGGGATAAAACCCCACTGGACATAGTAGTCCTTGGGCTTAGCCTCTTGGTCCTCTTCCGCCCAGTTCCGATATATGGCCAGGATCCGGTGCTCTTGGGCATCAATATGAATGATATAAGGAGGGAATGACTCTGCCGGAGCTGTTGGATCAAAGTCATCAAGATCAAACGCCGACCAGTCAATCCTGGTATGCATTTCGTATACATATCTTAAATTATCGTCGGACGACTCTTCGTCGTCAGAAAGCCCAATGATCTTCTTCGACGTCATCTCAGGAGCTGATTGATCTTGATCAGGCCCCGGCAGTTGGTCGACGGTTACGTCTCTGAAGAACTTGGTCTTGACCTTTTGCTTGAAGTCGAAGTTAGTGTATGAGCTGAGCTCGGTCTTCCGTTCGCACGAATAGAAATCCACAGCCGTGACCGGGATAAGCATCTTATCAGACGGCACGAACTTACAGCGAATGCGCTTATATGACTCATCATACCAGAATTTAAGGTACTGGTCTCCATTCAATGGGACCTGGGACGTCAACTGGTTCATCGAGGGCTTGAACTCAGCGATCTCGGTCGTCAGCTGCTTGTTAAGCTTCTTCTCTTTGCGCTTTGCTTGGTTAAAGCGCTGGGCATCGAACTTACCATCAATGAATACTTTGACGGGCCCCTTTGGAGGCAGCAGCTCTTTCAAGATGCGGGATTGGAAATCGATAGCGGCTTCAGCCAAGATCGGATGGACGGATCTGCTGGCTCCTTGGAACTGGGCGCCTCCAGGAGCTTCCTTACTAAGGCCGGTGCGCTTTAGTCCTTCGTCATAAAGGCTGCGTGACTCTTCATTGCCCTTATTGTCCAGCTCGAGAAGCTCTAGCAAACGGGTAAGGACCTTCTGTTCTTGGCCTGCTTCTAACTTATCAGCCAGGTTGTCGTCAAAGTTTCCTTCTTCTATTGCTTCTTCAGTAGGCAGCTCATCACCGTCTAAGTCGAACATCTCCATCTCTTCATCGGATGGGGACTCGTCAAGCTCGGCCCCTTGTTCAGTATCACCTGCCAATAGGCCTTCGGCTTGTTCTAGAATGTCGTCAATATCAGCCACCTAAATAATCTCCTGCCATCTTAAGGCCTCCGTAAACTGCTTTACCCGTCTTGGTTGACGGCAAAATACCTAAATCAATTAGCTGCGCCATAATCTTTGAACCGACGCCGCCACCTTTGAGGCTCTTTACTGCGGCTCCTCCAGGAACCATGAATGAACCTGCCATCTCTTCAAAATATTCAGGAGTCCCGAACTCCGGCTCTGGGATCCCTGTATAACCTCGGATCTTATTCATCATATCAGTCGTAAAGTCATCGACATATTTATACCCAGACACTTTAGATGCAGCATAGTCCAGGGTTGGTGTTCCAGCTACATAGTTAAGAGCTTGAGACGCCACCTTAGGAGTCCCAGCTATCAGCCACGGAATAGAGGCGATACCATCAGGAACATCATTTAATGCAAACTGAAGAGCTCCCATCGGGACTCTATATCTAGCTTTATTAGCGTCTTCTTTCTTGATAAGGCCAGACTTTGCTAAAGGCGATGAGTCACTCATATATTATACCGCGTACGGATTTTCAGTTGTGGGTGGTGATACGGCGAAATCGTCTTCGAGCCTCGTAACAAGCTCAGGGGTTCTGACATAACCCCGATCGGAACAATAACGAAGAGCCTGAACAAACGCGTCGACAAAGTCGTCGTGAGCTCCTCGGTCAAAAGCTAATACTTCAGCCAAAAACGCTGAAAACTTATCCATAATTTGGCCCTTCGTCCTAGACGACTCAGGCACCCAGACGTATCCAAGCTCGACTAAATGGCTCACAGAGTGGGCCCTAGAACGCTTGTCCATCCTACCTGGATTATAGCTCAAACACTTAATGCCTGTAAATCTTAATTCCTGGATCAGAGAAATGCCGGCCGCCTTGTCCTCGACCAATAGGAAGTCGACCTCTTTATCATTCTGGCCGTAGACGTATTCGAAGTCTTGAGACGCGACTCGCCTCAGGTCTGGAAACGAAAGACGGTCATGCCAGCAGTCTATAATCAAGATGCCGAACTCAGGCAGAGAGTCGTCCTTGAAGTGGTCCTTAGGGCTGAATACGCCAACGGTGATTGAAGCTGTATAGTCATTATCATCTTGGTCCTTGAAGCCACAATCTAGCGACTGGAACAACAAGATGAACTCAGGCAGCTTGCCTTGATCATATGGTAATAGCTTAAACCACTCGCGCTTGAAAATGTTCCCAGACTCGACAAGAGGTTGCCCCTGAAAAAGGCTGTTCCACTCACGGCTTCCAAGTGAGCGCTTTATATTAAGGTAGTGATCAAGTGAATAGCGCTCCGGCCACAACGGACGATTGTCCTCATCAATAGCAGGAAAAATAAGTTGCTCCCAACCTTCGTGCTTATGTTCACTCAACACGAACCCAGAAAGATCGGCCTCGTGCCACCTCGTCATGATGAGCACAACAGCGGCTCCTGGGTAAAGACGCGTCAATGCAGTTGAGAGATAAAAATCTTTCACCTGCTTGCGCACAGCTTCTGAGTCAGCTTCCTGACGATTTTTATACGGATCATCAATAATAAATAAGTGAGCACCTCGGCCCGTGACTGTTCCATCAATACCAGTAGCTTGATAGGTTCCGGGCCTTATGCGCTCGGACATTCTTGAGTGGAAAATATTAAATTTATTTTTTGCCGCGACCGATGGATCAAGGGTTACATTTGGGAAGACATCTTGATATGATGGATCAGCAATTAAGTTTCTCACCTTGCCGCCAACATCATCAGCCAAGCGCTGGTTGTACGTGCAAAAAATAACTTCCTTGTCCGGGTTGCGACCTATCCACCAACTCGTAAAAAATTCCGCCGTCAACATGCTCTTACCCGCGCGAGGATGGAGCGAGATCATCAAGCGTTTGATTTCACCTCTTTCGACAGCCTCCAATTTACGCGCTATCTCTCGATGAAACCAGGATGGTTTATAATGAGGCCACATAAAGCAAACATAAGGCAAAAGCCGTGAGAACGCAAAATCCTCCGGCCCAGGCCTTATTAAAGAAGGCTTTTCAGGTAAAATAATTTTATTCGTCGACTTTGAGATAAGCTTGGACTGCTGCGTCGCGTTGTTCTTTGGTGGCATACACTTTCACATCGTGCGTATTGGTGTTTACGTTTCTTGTTTCCACTGGAGGCTTGCCAATGACGTACTCAAGAAACAATTTTATTCCATCAAGAGAAATATCATCAGCCCCCAGACTAACGTGGCGCATCAATTTCTCAAAGACCTCATTCTGTTTTTGCTTAGCAACAGCTCTGAAGTCAAGTAACTCTAGCTCTTGGCGCTCTTCTTTTTTCATAGTTTAATAGGTGGGTTGCCTCGCTGGGGTAAATGGTTTGCCAAAGTGTCCAATGGATAAGTTTAAATAATATCCTACATCAAAATAATCGCTTTGCACATCTGACCTGTCATAATTGTTTTTATTTGCTATTTCAAATATCTTTTTTAGTACTGGAACTGATTGTTTATTTTCTCTGCTTTCAATCCAATATTGATTAACCTGCTCATAAGCGTTGTTTTGGTCGTTTCTAAGCTCAAACGGTGCTTGTATGATACTTATGCTTAAACTTAAATAATCTCTCCTTACAATCGATAATTTCCAGCCTAATCTTGAAGGGAAGTTTTTCTTCAATTCTTCCCTTATTACTTTTACTTCTTCGGTGCTAATATACGCCATTTTAAAATTCGTTTATATAAATTAATTGTCTTTCTTTGCTGCTGCATATAAATTCTGTAATTTGTTCTGCAAAGTAATAACTTGTCTGTTCTTCGAGATAGTTTAAATAATCTCTATATTCTGTACAATATAAGAAAAACCTATTTTGAGTTAATACTTTTTTTGTATTCCAATCAATAACCTGAATTAAGGCATAATCGTTGGACACTTGTACTTTAATAATTCCGCCAACTGCGTATTCTCCGATTTTAAATGTTTTTGTTTTCATAGTTTTATACGGTGGGTATAAAGTGTCCAGTTGTATTACAAAATTTGTACTCGATTGCTTTTAATATTTCTTTTATGTCGGTGGGTTGCGAGTAACAATTTGATTTTTCTCTTACTCTTTTACAAACTTTAGTAAATTTTTCTAAATCTGTAATTCTGTCCGTTTCAACTAAAAATCGCATTCCGTACCAAGTAAACTAAATAAAGAATGAAACAACAAATTTTTATAGATGACATACACGAGTATGATTACGAAGAACTGATGGATGGATTATTGTATTTAGAACGTGTAATAAAAGATACACAAAAGGAA